TTGCATTTATCGTTTTGCTTCATTTACGTCGATCGCCTGACGTGTTGCCTTCTCTGCTGTTTCACCCTGTCGAAACCATGTCTGGCCCATCAGAAACATACTTCGTCCTGCAGTACAATCCTTTTCACAAAGAGTCGCACGGTCTGCAAATATGTTTCTGGTGGACCAGGTGGGAGTCGAACCCACGTCCAGAATGCCTTCACTTTGAAGGAGTTACAACAATCCTAATTAGTTAAAAATCTAAAAAATCCAAATGCATCTATTATTGCGTATAAGACACAACTTGATACACCTACAAAGCTTTTTCTAGTATATGCTGTCCATGTGCCAAACGTACAAGCAATTATCCAAATTGGATAGCATATTCCCCACGGAACATTTGGTACAGACATATTAAGAATTACAGTATTAATTACAACAGATAACCAACATAGTGTTTCTATTATAAATCTTAATGGGTATGACAAATAATCCGCTTTAAAGAATTCATATGCATCAATAATTTTATTCAATGGTGATAACACCTGCTCTCAATAATTTATCAAATTCTTTTTTTCTAACAACATATTCTGCCCACTTGCCAAAAAATCCATGGGGTTGTTTTTCGGGATGAGCGTTAGCTTGTTCAACGATATACTTTTTTAGTAATATATCGTATTCGTCTTTTTTAATATTATGCATACAAAATATTTATAGATTATACATTGTTCTGTATTTTTCACGAAGTTCTTTAAACCCCGGAACCCATGGATTTCGTTTTTCTTTAAATTCTAATATCCCATGATCGTCGGTTGATATTAGAATTACTAAATTAGGTACAGGAGTACCTGTCATTTCCTCATAAGCTACAGCATACGCTGAGCATTGCATAAAATAATCATGAATGTCATCTTTAGTTTTATTACGCTTAGATGTCTTAAAATCTATTACAGATAACTTACCTTCATATTCTGCAATACAGTCTACGGTTCCTGCAGTTTGTAGATGATGGGAAAATAGCGGTTGTTCTAAAACATGAATATTATCTATTTTATGTAGATATTCTTTGATATCCATCCAATTGGCAGTATCATACCATCCCGGTGTAACATCTTCATTTAAAAGATATCTTTCGCATAGAGAATGAATACGGGTTCCTCGGCGACCTGCAGTTGAACTAATCTTATTAGCTTCTTCATTACCTATACGTGCTCGCCAAGCTAATATTATATCTCGTTTAAGTAATCCAGTAACAGTTGTGACGGAAGGGTATTTTTCTCCTGTTGGAGTTTCGTATACCCGTTTTCCGTCATCCGCAGTTACTCGTTTTAGTTTAGGTAGTTCACCTATAGCTACATGATTAAACATTTTAACTTACATTAAATAGTATAATTATATTATAACACCTTCGTTGAAAAAAGTCTATATCTCAATGTGAGTCTTTTCTCTAGTAAACCAAATAGGTAAAGTAAAGCATGTACCGACTACTGTACTAAATCCATGTTTAAAATCTAAATCGGATGGATATAATGTTAGTTTTCCTTTTTTTGGTTTTACAAAATAAGGACCATGATCTGGGAAGAATGTTTCCCCTCCAGCAAAATCATCATTTAGATTCAATACTCCGGAATAGCAACGCCACGGACAATAGTTTGGATTACCTTCTAAATCCACATTGTCCGCATGCACTACCATCCCGGATCCACTTTCCCACAATACTGCTGCGGTATAATCGACATACAAGTATTCTTCACCAAAAATTCTTTTTGCTGTACTTGTAGCATCAGTTTTAAATGCATTAATTATTCTTTTTATTCGAGTGTTCTGTATATTTTGGTAATCAATAGTTTTACCATTAAACAGATATTGCCCGTTAGTAATCATTTTAGGCGTATCTCTAAACCAAGAAATAATTGTATCACATTCTTCTGACGATAAAAAATTCTCAATCTCATAAATCTGACTCATTAGATCTCCTATGCTGTTTCGTAAATATTCTCATATTGCAAGCGTGCTAATATATATTCCTTTACGATGGAAGATCTTACGATATCTTCTATTCCAAACTCAAATGTTTTAAAGCTTGGCATCATATCTGCAATTCTCATAAACTTTTTAAGACCCGAATTATCTGTTTTTTTATATAAATCGGTTTGTCTAAAATCACCAGCGAAAATGATTTTTGATCTTTCTCCTACTCTGGTCATTATTGAATTAAGTTCCATGTCTGTCATGTTTTGACATTCATCAACTATAATTATGGCGTTATCTAGTGTAATACCTCGAACAAAAGATGTTATCATAAATTGCACTATCTTTTGTTCTGTTAATCTTTGATATGCGTCATGTCTGCCAAAAAGATCGTCGCATATCTCTACATATGGTTGTGTATATACCTCTGTTTTTTCTTTTTCATCTCCTGGTAAATGTCCGATATCTCTGCTGGGCACTGCAGATCGTACTATAACAACTCTTTCGTAATTTCTATTTGTTTTGTCTAAAACTTCTTCCAAGGCATGGTATAGAGCGATATACGTTTTTCCTGTACCCGCAATACCATGTAACAACATCACTTTAGATTTATCATACGCTTCAAAAAATCCTTTCTGATTTTCAGTTAGTGGCTGTATTGTCTTAAGGTCATCTATTCTTATTTTTAGCTTAGTACTATTAGCAATAGTAAGCTGAGGTTTTTGAACAGATTGCACTTGGAGATTGGTTTTTGTTTTTGCCATGAATGCCCTCGTAAAATGGAACGAAAGGAGGACAGCTAAATTCTGACCTCCCTACTAGATAACACAATATTCGCTTTCATTTAGTTTCTGCTCAGTTTGCCTTTTAGATTAGCTTTAACTCCATTGTTAGAGCCAATCTTATGAAGGACTTCTCTAAAACCATTATCGATTTGTCTAACGCCTAGACGAACCGCATCGCCCAACGGGGCCATGCCAATGTGATGTGCTTCGTAGTTTTTTGAACCGCATGATTCGCAAGCCTGCGATTCCCTTTCGGATATTTTGCACATGACGTTGAACACGGTGCTGCAATCGTTACATCTAAAATCGTATAATGGCATCAATTTTCTCCTAATACATTATATATCCCCTAGTATATTTCAACTAGGTTGTTTTTAAAAATTTTCCAGCATTCTTCCCATGTCCATTTTTTTGACGCTTCCTCAACTTTGTTTCTATCAAGTTTTAAACATTCTAGTATTGCTTTGTGCAAATTGTTATCCATATGTCCAGAATATTTGCTAATTACATCCAATGGACCATCTACTGGATATGCTGCAACTGGGGTACCTAGGCTCATTGCTTCAATCATTACTATACCAAATGTATCTGTTTTACTAGGAAAACAAAATACATCCGCACGGGCATAACTATTAGCTAATTCAGTCCCTGTTTGATATCCTAAAAATTTAACTCTAGGATATTTCTCTTGCAACTTTTTTCTTAAAGGACCATCGCCCACTATTTCTATATTATAAGTATAATGCATTTCACATAATGCTTCTAAATTTTTTTCTTTTGATACTCGACCAACATAAAGAACAATTGGTTTTTTATTAAAAACGTAAGTTGTAGATGGTTTCAAATTCTCTCTATCCACTCCTCTAGTCCATGATACAATATCACTAGTAAATCCGTGTTTTTTTAGTTGTTCTACTGTTCTTTGCGTATTAGCTAAAACGATTCCGCTGTGCTTATGAAAAAATCTTAGATAACTCCATGTTATAAATTCAGGTATATAATATATTTTTTTTAGAAATTCAGGGAATTTAGTATGGTAAGAAGTATTGTAACGATAACCCCGTTTGTCAAGATAAAGTCTAGCACACAAACCAACAGGACCTTCTGTGGCGATGTGTATATAATCCGGAGATATCTCGTCAATTTTCTTGCCAATTTTCCATGGAAAGGCAAGTTTAACTTCAGGGTAGCCTGGGCAACTAAAATGTACGAACTGAAGGGGAGTAAGGTATACAATAGTATAACCATCCAAAAGAGCATGTTCTTCCATGCTTTTGAAAGTTGTAACCACACCGTTAATTTGTTCTGGGACATTATCTGTTATTATAAGAATTTTCTTTAGCATTTTCTCAACGTTATTTCTATTAAGTTTTAAGATAAAGCCCACGATACAGATGGATTATCAAATTCACCAATACTTGTACTGGTAATAACAGTTACTTTGTCTGAACCAACCGCAGATGTAGTTCCTACTGCATCGGTTATTGTGATTGTAAATACATTTGAATATCGTAAAATAATTGCACCAGATCCTCCGTTGCCTCCAGAACCCGTACCACCTACACCTCCCCCTCCACCACCAAGTCCGTCAGTACCAGCACCACCTGTACCTGGGCCGACTCTTCCATTACCACCGCCACCTAGTCCACCAATTCCTCTACCAGGTGTATCAACACCCCCTCCTCCACCGCCAGCATAATAAGTCAGAGTTCCTGTTATGTTAGATTGTATGCCATTACCACCATAACCTTGCTTACCTGACGCATTTCCAGCATATCCTGGTTCTGAAGCTCCTCCGCCACCACCTGCATCAGTAGAAAAAGCTCCCCCAGGAAAACCTTGACCAGGTTGACCAGAACCACCAGTAGCTAAACCAGCAACATCACTACCACCACCCCCAGATCCTCCAGAACCAGCAGCAATTGAACTTGATCCTGCAGCACCTTTACCTCCACCGAAAGAAGTTATGGAACCGCCTGCATAAAAAGTAGTCGATTGTCCATCACCACCTGCAACTACATTTCCTCCACGACCAACAGAAATAGCATAGTTAGTATTCAAGTCTAAAGTGAGAGGACTCTCAGGTGAACTGTTTTCACCAGAAAGTTCTCCTGCTACGGACGAACGATAACCTCCGGCTCCTCCTCCGCCGCTATCATTACCTTCTGCTCCGCCAGAACCACCGCCCCCTACAATTACATACGTAACGATTAGGGGGGGAGGGGGCTCGAACAACACCACAGGTCCTGCAATTGTAATTCCAGATTGTAATATCATATTTTTTAAAAGAGTTTACTTTTATTTATTATTTCTTTGACACGATGCCTCAACTTTAAAATTCTTAAACTTCACCCAATATGATAAACTTAACTTTGCCTGCTCACAAGATTGTTGGTCAGGAAATTCCATCGTCATTTTTGCTGGAATATCGTTTGGATCGTTTAGGTGAACTGCTATCAATATCATCAACCACATTTTTGTTCTCCTGAGTCCAAGTTATAATCTCCCATCTTCCATCATGATGTTCAACTAATGCAGTACACGACTCAACCCAATCACCATCATTCATATAAACTACACCATCTATTTCTTTTATTTCTGCTTTGTGGATATGTCCACAAATGACTCCATCATATCCTTTTTTCTTACAATAACCAGCTAAATTCTTTTCAAACTGAAACATGAAATCCAAAGCTCTTTTTACACGTTGTTTAAGATAAAGGCTAAGAGACCAATAGCCAAAACCAAATCTATGACGGATCCAATTGAATCGAGAGTTGAGAGCAAGAACGAAATCATAAGCCTTATCTCCTAAGAAAGATAACCAAGGTGCGAGCCTAGTAATACCATCAAATAAGTCACCATGTGTAACAAGATAATGTTTACCATCGGCACCAATGTGTTCACATTGATTTTTAATTTCTAACATACCAAAACCTAAACCATAGTGTAAGTAAGGTCTAAGGAATTCATCGTGATTACCTAAAATGTAAATAACCTTGGTGTCACGCTTAGCATGCCCAAGTACACGGCGAACTACATTCGTGTGTGATTGTTTCCAACGCCATTTATTTTGTTTAATTTTCCACGCATCGATTATATCGCCAACAAGATATAATGTGCTACAGGAGTTATGTTTTAGAAAGTTATTGAGATGATCTGCCTTACAGTCTTTAGTTCCAAGGTGGACATCTGATATAAAGATACTGCGGTAGGTTTTATCCATTATAGTTTCTGGTTACGGTTCCAGAGTCACCTTATCGTTGTGACCGATTGCTTTAATTAGAAACTACTTGAATAAGAAATTTCTTTTAATTATTTTCGTTTGCTTCTTCTGCCATTTTCTTTAGTCTATCCTCACGTAAATGCCAAGAATTAATAATAGCATTTCTCATATGATTTAAATGACTAACTTTTACAGCATCATTATTAGGCGAAATATTTCCGAATTGTTCAATAGTTATATTGCCATCAATCAAATTTTGAGTATTTTCTTCTAATAATTTTGCGTAATTACCAATATCAGTGTCCTCATTGGATACATCTTTTTTAATATGATCTAAGTATCCTTCTGCTTCTGGTCTTGTTCTCGACATTTTATTTCTCCTATATTATCTATAAGGCAACAAAACTGAAATAATTAGCCTTGTTCTCGTATTAGACGAATAAATTCTTTGTGAGGAATTGCTTTAACATCTGTTATGAATTTTTGATGTTTTGCAACTATGTGGTCTGCTTCTTTTCTAATAGCAGGGTGAACCATTTCATATTCTTTTCGTATGGCCTCCCTATCGAACATCCCTAGCCCGTGCATAACTGTAATGAAATTAGCTTCCTTAAATAATGTATAATTCGAATCATCAGAAAAGTCTTCTTTAATTGGCAATTTATATTTCCATAATTCTAATTTAGCTTGTAAGGAATCAGGAATAGGAACAGTCTTTAGATCTCTCCAAAATTGACTAGAATTTTTATCTGTTATATAATGTAATGCAAGATAATCTCGTATATTATCAGTAATATTTTCTACAAGTTTATTATATTGATCTATGACCTTTTGATCATAATTTATAAGCTTATGCATTAATATAAAAGATTGCTGAATGCTTGTACCTATACTAGATGCCTCTAAAGGCTCAAAGAAACTTGCACTAAGTCCAATTGCGCAACAATTATTAATCCAGGTTTTATCTATGACCCCAGGGTCGAATTTAAATTCTTTACCTATAGTGATTTCTTGACCTAAATATTTTTCAGCCTCAATTTTTGCATCTTCTTGCGATATGTAGTTGCTATCGTAAATATATCCATTGCCCATTCTGCCCCAGGTTGGTATTCTAAACATCCACCCTGCGTCCATTGCCCTGGCCAAAGTCCACGTATTATATTCTTTTGGTTCTTCTGTTGGGAATGCAAATGCTGCGTTCATTTTTAAATATTTGCTATGACTACTCCACTTACCTCCTAATTTAGAAATAAGCATTCGTTTGAAACCAGTACAATCTAAATAAAAGTCATAACTATAATCTTGTTTCTCACCTTTCAATGAAGAAATATTATTTGTATTATCCACATTGACATCTAGTATCTCATCGTCAATTATATTGATTCCTTTTTCTACAGCTAACTTAGAAAGAAAATCATTAAGTTTATAGGTATTAAAATGATACTGATTAACTGGACTTTTATCTGATTTTCCGATATACCAAGGATCAATTTTATTTTGCCAGAATAATTTTGAAGACATTTTATCTGAAGGTACACCTAACGATATTTGTCTTGCGTAGACATTGTGATACTGTCCCCATTTTGTATCATAAGGAGATTGGACAGAGTGCATATATGGTTTATCTGTCCAATCTTTAAACATTACCCCAACCTTAAAAGTTGCGTCGCACTCTTTTATAAAAGGATAATAGTTTATATTTAGATGATCTAGAAATTCTAAGAAATTTTTCCAATGCTCCGTAGAACCTTCACCTACACCTACAATACCTATATTTTTACTTCGTATAATATCGATATGTAGCTCAGGTAGTCTTGTTTTTAAAATAAGAGCAGCAGCTAATCCAGCAGTTCCCGCTCCTACTACAGCAAGGCGTTTAACATTTTTCATTTTAATGAATCTAATATATTTTCTAGAGATTCTGGGAAAGAATATTGAGGTGTCCAACCTAAAGCATTACCAATGGCATTAATACTTGGAACTCTGCTAGTTACATCTTGATATCCTGAACCATAAAAGTCTCCACTTGATTTAACTTTAATTTCAGCCTTTTCAATAATGCCACGTTCCTTCATACGATCAATTAAAAGAACAGCAACGTCTCTAACTGATAAATTATTCCAAGGATTACCAATATTAAAAATTTTCTTATTAGATGCATCTTTATGTAAAAGAATTTCTTTTAATGCAGCAACACCGTCTCGTACATCTGTAAAGCAACGTTTTTGATGACCACCGTCGACTAATGTAACTTCATTTCTATACATTGCATCACCTATAAGCTGAGTAATTAGTCTAGAAGAACCTTCAGATGTAGATTCTAATGAATCAAGATACGGACCTAGCCAGTTAAAAGGCCTAAATAATGTGAAATCGAAAGAGCTGTCCTGATCCATTGCAAAAATTACTCTATCTAATAACTGTTTAGAGCAAGCATATATCCAACGTGAGTATTTAATAGGGCCATATACTAAGTCAGATGTTTCTTCATCAAAGGGTGCAGTACTCTTACCGTATACTTCAGATGTAGATGGGAATATAATACGTTTATTTAGTTTATGCGCAAGTTTAATAACTCTAAGATTTTCTTCAAAATCTAAACTAAAAACTTTAAGAGGTTGTTCTACATATAATTTTGGAGTAGCAATAGCCACCAACGGCATAATTATATCTGCACTTGATATAAGTCCATCAATAAATTCTCTATCTTTAATGATATCAGATTGATAAAAGGTAAATCTTTTATCCTTAGGCAACATGTCTGTTCTTGCTTTGTTAAAATCGACACCGCGGATATTCCAATTTGCAAATCTATCATCTTTCAGAATAGAATCAACTAGATGGTATCCGATAAATCCGTCGGATCCTAAAATTAATAAATTCATTTTACAACCTTTCTAATCTTAAATTTTCAGTATTTGTAATTATATCTTTTAACTGATTCCCTAAAGTATCTTCATTAGTATAACCCGTTGTTGCAGTTACAGAACCATTGCGTCTTGCTATAGCAATATCTGTAGATGTACCAACATGCATTGTAATTTCATCTTCTTTAGTCAAAATCTTTATTTTTAAATTCCTAAAGGAATCTTTAACAATAACAAATTTCGATATTTTATCAATTCTATGTGAACCATATTTTTTAGCATAGTTCTCATTATTAGTATTTTTTATATAGTTGTCAATTGATATAATATGAGGGACCCATTCCGATACCTCACCTTTGTCAATAGTCCATTCATAGGATATCGAAATAATATCATTCTTAAAAGGTTCAAGAACATCAAAAATCTTAGAATACCGATATTGACTCATAATATACTTAGGTATATCTTTACCTAGTAATTTAGCTGACTCCTTTTCTCTGTTGCTAGAAAAGCCTTTTTCAATAAAAATGACTTTAGGTTTTAGCATTAAGGAATGTATCAAATCATGGAAATGATCTTTAGTCGCTGATGCTATAAAGACAGGAAGATTTTGATATTCATCAAAAGGAATATTTGTACGACTATAGTGAGCAGTCGCAGAATTATTGCCTATTAATAAAGAATCAAAACCAAAGGACTTTAATTTAAGTTGTAATAATAAAGCCCATTTTCCTGTACCATAAATTATTGCATGCAAATAATATCTCCGCGATGTCCACGTGCGACTAATTTAGCTTTAATATCCTCAAACACATTCCATGCGGTAATAACAACCAACGCATCTTTATCTAATTCCTCTGGACTAGTAATTTTAATACCTGTACCAGGGAAATAACAATTTTGCTTTAATTCATTATCATCAACAACTCCAATTAAATTGTCTTGAACTAAATTTAAAGTATAGAGAGCAGTTACTGCTTTGGCTGCTGCACCATATGCATAGAAGTTTCTACCATTAATAAGTTCTTGCATTTTAGATTGTCTTTTAGATATAGTATCAGCAATATTTTCTAATGCAAGATCCATACTTATAGGCAATTTTGTTATGGTAGGAATAACCTTTGCCTTTTGACATACTATTCTAAAACTAATGCCATGAGAATTCACCTGCTCTACATTAACAACAATTAATCCAAATTTTCTAAATAATGCTGAGAAAGAATAAGGACTATAGTAATCAATATGCTCATGATATACATTATCTAAATTGGTGCCATTAATTATGCCAATTTGATCACCGCATTCTGCAACTAAAAAGCCATCATCCTTTAATGCAACACTAATAGCTTTTGCCACATCTGCAGTATCAGGTATATGTGCTAAAACATTATTAGCACATATTAGATCAAATTGGTTTTCCCAACCCTGGTCTTCAATAAGTTTTGTTCCAAAGAATCCTGTAATTACAGGAACGCCTTTATCTAAATGATCTTGTCTTAAAAATTCGGAAGGTTCAACGCCTGTTGCGTCCCAGCCTAAATTCTTAAATTGTTGAGTTAGATAGCCATCATTAGATCCAATTTCTAACATTTTACCTGCAGGTAGTTGTTTGGAAACTGTTTCTGCATATTCCTTAAAATGTTTAACAAAGAAATTTGAAACGCCTGATTTATAACGATATTCGGTAAATACACCATCGGGATCGGGTGCACTAGTTAATTGAATATGATTACAATTTTTACAATAGATTAAATCTAAAGGATATCTGTCGTAATTGGGCTCATGGAATAATGCATTTGCTACAGGTGAAGGTGGTAAAGATAACCAAGGCACCATCAATTCATTATTACAACATCTGCATGTATTATACGTTTTCATATTGTTCGTGTAATGGAGTAATTTTAACAATGTCCTCATCGTAGGTATTTGCATCACGCTGATGCTCAGATACAACTACCATAATTGAATCTTCAGTAAAGACCATCTCATGATCAATCATTGGACCTGTTTTAAATAGATCATTTGGACCGAATTGTTCTTTATGGATTGTTGTCTCACCGTGATTACGCCAATAGTAATCGATAGTGCCTGTTACTAAGAAACAGGTGTGAGTATCTGTCTTGTGATAATGGTTCGCACGTAGCGCACCCTTTTTTGACCAAATCATTTGCACATTGGCAATGTCATGTACTATTGGGAGAATTTTACCTCTGTTATCTGTAAAACCTTCTTCTAGTGTTAGTTTATGAGTTTCCATGATTTCCTTTCAATTAATTACATACCAATTAGGCACGTCTCGTTTTTTCCATGATGCGATATGTTGCTTATCACCTATATAATAATTTTTATAGGATGCAATACTATCACCTGTTACCTTGTATTTATCAGGCATTGCGGGAGTAGGTTCAGTGAATGGCGCTTGAGGAATATTATTCGGCAATCTAGCTAGACACAGTTCTAATTTAGAGCATGCATGTATTTTGCCATACCGATATGTATACTCATCCATTAACAATTGATATAAACTAAATAACCAATCATAGTTTTTGTCTGATTGTCTTACCCAAATTGCGGAAGGATGATTAATATGTGTAGCTTTATATAGTACACTATCTAGTATTTCGTTTTCTAATTTCCAACGTTTGATTTTACGTCCATTTGCTGTAGTATCATAAAATTCATAACCATCTAATACACGATGTGCTGTAGATAATAGTTGTGCATATTCTATTATCATCTTTACTACGTGTTTATCATTATGTTGCTCGGCACAAGTTTGTTGTGCCTCCGACAAATAAAATATATTCATACTGGCTCAATTGATTTCAAAATTTTATTAATAATTTGCTTAGTTCTATTAGAAAAGAGAGATGAGGTTTTAGCTTCAGATAAAGAATGGATCACATCATATGGATCATAATTTTCTAAAGTTATATCTGTTACTCTGTCCATAAAATTACCAAACACATTCATTGCAGTAATTGTAATGAATATTTCTTCCTCATTGTACAATGATATTTTATAACCATTAATGATTCTGGTATATCTATCCGGAAATGTATATATTCTCGCTGTCATATCCTGAGTCTCCGCTGCTCTCAGGATATTTATAATTATATCACCTTAGTTGCGGATTGTCTATAGCAGGTTTTCTACGTAGGAAAGTACTTAGTTTTAATTGCCATTGATAATGGGTATGTCTAATACCAACAATTATTCTAAGATATGGTAATACTAAACCTACAAAAATACCATCAGGCGAGATACCTGCATCTACTTCTATAGAAAAATGTTCCATTGACCATATATGGAACAATAGCCAATGCAAGGACCAGTTGTCAGCATTCCATTCATCGCCTTTTCTATATTCCCATCTTGGTACTAATGGGCAAGCAGTATTACACCATAGTTGATGTAATGGATAATGTTCCCACCAGTACATTTCTCTTCTAGGTTTTTGCAATTCTTCAGGTGTCATGTTATCTCCAATTTGGTCCGGTTGCCCAGCGTGATAAAGTTATTCGTTTTCCTTTAGTTACGGGTTTTACTCGATGAGGTAAAAATCCAGGAAATACTAGTAATGTTCCAGGGGTAAATTCTGGAATATGTCTAGGATGATTTGCAAAAATTTCAAATTCTCCGCCTTCGTATGGTTCTTCGGATAAATTTAATATTGCGGTTAGTTTAATATCAAAAGGTTCATCTTGCTCTGCATCAATATGCCAAGAATATTCGCCTTTGTCTTTTTCATCGTATACATTATAATTTACGCATTCTTCCATAATAGTTTCATATAGATCAAATCCAAATATTGTTCTATTAATACGCTGCAGTTTGTCATTAAACTTTTTTAGGATATCACCATAAAATGCCATAGGTAAAACTTTTACGGATGCAGTTTTTGTAGCAATTGGTGAATTTTTATCATATAGATCCTCAGGTTGATCTACTAATGATACGATATGATTTATTGCTTTAATTTCTTCTTTAGAATAAAGATCATTCCACCAATACCACTCATGCTTCATTTTGATTTCTTTCTTTATAAAACTTATAGAGCTTTACATAATGGCGAAACCTAATCGGTTCTTGCTCTGGATTAGGAAAATTTGAACCAAACATTTCTCGCATCTCATCGAGAGTCTTTTCTAATTCTTCGTCAGTCATGTAACCACTTCTCTATAAATTTAATAGCATATTCCGGATCTGGTTCTTTATAATGAATAGCAGTTCCGCCAGCTTTTTGAAAGTCTACAATTATACTTAGAGTGTCATCTATAAGTAAAGATTTAGAATCGGCATAACCTTTCTTATACTCTTTACCTGGAACAAAAAGTACAGTTGTCCACATAGGCAGAAGTTGATTTCGTAACAACCATTGTCTCTTTTGAAAAGAAATTTCACCATGATCTTCGTATCCTCCGGTAGAGGATAAAATAACTTTTTGCACACTTGTTAATGTTTTCAAATAGTCTAGTAATACTTCAGCACCAGGCATAAGTTCTAAAGTCTCGAAATGCATATCATTAACAATAGTTCTCCAATGCTCTGGAAATTTTACATCTCTAGTTTCGCCGGGGTCAGTATTAAACAGTTCTCGATAGCGTTTTTCGAAATCGCTTAATACTCCATCCATATCTACAAAGATTTTTTTCATTTGATTTTAATAGACATATCTGCAATGTCTTTG